CAACTAAACAAGTTAATATAGACATAATAGCTAAAGATAAGACCAGACAAGCTATGAAGTCTGCTACTGCTGGAATAAACAAAGTAAAAGATTCTGTTTTTAACTTACGCAATGCTTTAGTTGGTCTTGGTGCTGGTTTTGTTGCTAAAGGTTTCCTAGATACTGCAAGAGAAGTAGAAAGATTAAGAGTAAGATTTAAATTTTTATTTTCTACTGCTCAAGAAGGTGAAAAAGCATTTAAAGGTTTAGTTAAATTTGCTGGACAAGTACCATTTTCACTTAAAGAAATACAAAGAGGTTCAGCAAATCTTGCCGTAGTTTCTAAAGATGCAGATGAATTAAATGAAATATTAAAAATAACTGGAGATATAGCATCAGCATCAGGTTTAGATTTTGCAACAACTGCCGAACAAATACAAAGAACTTTTTCTGCTGGTATAAATTCTGCTGATTTATTCAGAGAAAGAGCAGTAAGAAAAATGTTAGGTTTTGAAGCTGGTGTTCAAATGAGTGCAGAGAAATCTAAAGAACATATTATCAAAGCATTTAGAGAAGGAACAATATCAATAGTGGGTGCTAGTGATGAAATGGCTAAGACTTTTGATGGTACTCTTTCAATGATAGGAGATAAATTTAATTTATTTCAAATGGCAGTAATGGACGGAGCCCCTTTTGTTGCCTTAAAAACAAGTGCAGAATTAGTTGAAAAATCTTTAGCTAAAAATTTTGGCAGTATTGAAAAATTTGCAGAACAAATGGGAGAAGCTATAGTGAGGTCTGTAGCAAGAGTGTTGATTTTTGGTGCTGGTGTTCTTGATTCACTTTCTCCTATATTTAATTTTATTGGTAAATCTATTTCAAATTTAATTAACTTTGTTAAAGGTTTACCACCTCCTTTACCCACTATTGGTTTAATAGGATTTTTATTAATGGGTTTTAAAGGAAAACTTTTAATAGGTCTTGTAGGAGGTCTTTTAGATAATATCAGGTCTATGTTAGGTAGTGTTGTAAGTGCGTATGCAAACATGGTTACACATCTAAATAAATCAATGAGGTTTTTAAGAATAATATCTGAAGAAACTTTTCAAGAAAATAAAAAAACTTTTGATGAATTTAGGGAAAGTGCTGAAAGATTAAAAACACCTATGGCTGATTTAGAAAAAGCTATGGATAAAATGGGTAAAGGAACTAAAGTAGTTTTTGAAGGAATAGGTTTAGAGGTAGATACTACTGGAGATAAAATTGGTGGTATGAAACAATCAGTTTTAGAATTTTTAGAAGAAATAGATGTAGCTATAAAAGGGTTTAATTCAAAAGAAATTATTTCAAAGGACAGTGCAGATAAAGCAGTAGCAAATTTGAGTTTGATAGGTGAAGCAGTTAAAAATTTTAAAGATGGTTTTATGGAAGCAGTAAATGCTCAAAAAACTGGGTTTCAACAAATAAAAGATATAGGAAAAGAAACTTTTGGAAAATTAAAAAGCACATTAACTGATTTTGTTATGACTGGAAAAGCTAATTTTGGTGATTTAGCAAAATTTGTAGTAAGAAGTTTTTTAGAAATGTTAATAGGTCAAGCAGTTAAAATGGCTTTTGCTAAATCTTTAGCACTTTTTAAAGCAAATCAAATAGCAAAAGCAACAATGAGTGCTATAACAAGTGCTGTAAACACTTTAACTAGTATGCCATTTCCATTAAATGTTGCTCTGGGAGCAAGTGCATTAGCCTTCGCTATGGGTTTTGTAAATAAAATAAAAGCATTTGAAAAAGGTGGTAGACCTCCAGTAGGAAGACCAAGTTTAGTTGGTGAAAAGGGTGCTGAATTATTTGTGCCAGATCAAGCTGGTACTATTGTACCAAATGATAAGCTAGGAATGGGTAAATCAGTAACAGTAAATTTTAATATTAATACAGTAGATGCTAGAGGATTTGATGAGTTATTAGTTAATAGCAGAGGTACATTAGTTAATTTAATTAATAGTGCTGTAAATGAAAAAGGAAGAATGGCGATTATATGAGTGGAACATTACCTAATACAAATTTTACAGCGATTAATTTACAAAGCAATCAAAAGACTTTATTTTCTGAAACAGATAGTGGCAAATCATTTAGACGACAAGTACAAGGTCAAAGGTTTAGTTTTACAGTAAGTTATCCACCCATGAAAAGATCAGACTTTGCACCCATCATGGCATTTATAATGAAACAGAGATCAAGAAAAGAAGATTTTACAATAACTATGCCTAGCTACTTAAATGCTCAAGGAAACGAAACTGGAACTCTTTTAGTAAATGGTTCTCATAGTGCCACAGATACAACAATAGCAATAGATGGATTTGCTGGAGATGGTGCTGGTAGATTAAAAGCTGGTGATCTATTAAAGTTTGCACACGACAAAGTATATATGGTTATAGATGATGTAACCAGTTCTAGTAATTCAGCCACAGTTACAATAGAGCCACCTTTAAGAACTGCATTATCTGACAATAGTGGAGTTACTTATGATTCAGTTCCTTTTAAAGTACATTTAACAAGTGATGTCCAAGAGTTTGCAACAACAGAAAATGATAAAGATGGTAATTTATTATTTACATACGAGTTTGATGTTATAGAGAGTTTATAATGGCTAGAGGTTTAACAAATGCAGTAAAAACCGAACTAGCAACTGGTAACATAGAACCAGTTTTGTTAATAGAAATAGGTTTTGGAACGCCAGTATATTTAACAGATGCAAGTTTTGATATAACATCAAGTGTATCAGGAAGTTCAAGAACATATTTATCAAATGGTCATTTAAAAAGCATTACAGATATAAGTGAAACTAATGTGCCTACTAAAAACACTTTGAGTATAAGTTTATCTGGTGTAGACCAAACTTATATAAGTGTAGCATTAAATGAAAATATTATAAATGATGATGTATATATATACAGAGGTTTTTTAAATAGTAGTTTATCTTTAATAGCTGATCCTTTTTTGTCTTTTTTTGGAACAATAGATGAGTATAACATTAAAGATGATACAAACACAGCTACTATCACTTTAAGTGTAACATCACATTGGGGAAACTTTAGTAAAGTAAACGGAAGAACAACAACAGATAATTCACAACAAAAAATATTTAGTGGCGATAAGGGAATGGAGTTCTCTGCCTTAACAGTTAAAGATATAAAATGGGGTAGAGTGTAAATGGGTTTATTTAAGTCTATAGGTAGAATTTTTAAACCAATAACTGACTTTGTAGGTGATTTAGTTGGAGATGTTATAGGTTGGTTATCACCTGAACCTGAAATACCTGATTTTGGACAAGATTTTTCAGATGAAAATAACAGAGGAGTGTTAGTAAATAAGTTTAATGCTAATGCACATATACCAGTAGTTTATGGTACAAGAAAAGTTGGTGGTAATGTTGTATTCTTAGAAACTTCAGGAACAGATAATCAATATTTATATATGGCTATAGTATTAAGTGAGGGAGAAGTAAATGACATAACAGCTATATTCATAAATGATAATCAAGTCACATGGTCAGGAGATATTGCAGATAATACCCAAATAACTGTAGGAAGTGGAGATGCTAATTTTTTTAGTGGTGCAAGTTTAATTACTTGTGAACCTCATTTTGGTAGTGATAGTCAAAGTGCATCATCATTATTATCTACTTTAAGTTCATGGACTTCTAATCACAGACTTAGAGGTTTATGCTATTTAGCTATCAGGTTTGAGTGGAATCAAGACAAGTTTGGATCATTACCTACAGTTCAAGCAGTAGTAGAAGGAAAAAAAGTTTATAATCCAAACTTAGACAGTACTGTTACTGGTGGAAGTGGTAGCCATAGAGCAGATACAAGTTCAACATGGGAATATTCAGACAATCCTATTTTGCAACTATTAGATTATTTAAGAAACGATAGGTTTGGAATGGGTATAGCTAATAGTTATTTTGATAGTAACTTTGCAGATTGGCAAACTGCCACAGATGTTTGTGATGCAAATATTACCCCTTATAGTGGAG